TTTTTCTTCAACGGCAGACTTCCAGCGGAACTTACGCATTAAAGACTTCGCCGCTACTGCAACACGCTGTTCAGCTTCAGTCAGTTCTTCAATGTCTTGTTTTTCGTTGCGGTCAGATGTCTGAATTGTGCCGTTGGTGGCGTAGATGTCGTCGAAGCGATCGCCTGAATCCCCAAGATCAATAGTGTTGTCTAAATCTGCACCAGTGCTATTTGCCGCTTTTATACTAGAACCAACAATCTTAAAACCATAACTTGAAGTGCTTCCAACAAAATAAACATGACCACCAGTGCGACTACCAATCGACCCGACTGTTGAGCCGTCTTTGCGGAATTCAACAATATTCCCATCTGTTGTTCTGCGATGGAAATACGCCGCTGCATCACTGGATTTTGTGACAAAAAGGTATCCAGCTTGTCTTAGTTCAAGCCCATCTACGGTGCTTTGCGTCCCTGATGCAGTCTTCCCCACCAGCAAGTTACCGCTGGAGTCGATGCGCATGCGTTCTGTGCCATTAGTTTGTAGTGCTAAGACATCGCTACCATCTGAACCTTCAACATTAATAACACCAAGACCTGCTGTTCCATCAGGAATAAGTTTTATTTTAGCATTGGAGCCTAACCCTGCTGTTGTTCCACCTGTTACAGTTAAAGTTGTATCTGAGTTGTCAGCACCTTTTACCTCAAGTGTTGAACTAGGCGAACTCGTCCCAATACCAACATTACCGCTGGAGCCTTCCACAAACAACGCATTGGCATCGGTATCTGATTCAACACGGAAATCTACATCAGCTCCGGCTTCGTTGAATACTGCACCACCATCTACAGTTAAGTTACCACTGGTGTCCCAGCTCGGAGCACCCGTAGACAAATCAACAGGAGCTACCGCACCATCAGTAATATCGCCTGAAGTTAGTGGAGCAGCCGAAGGTGCTCTGCCTGTATATGCCATTAGGTAATCTCCAGAGTGCTAGTGCAGACATCAACGGTGACATCGGAAGTAACTTTAATGGTGTCAGTGGCCTCAACGACAACCTTCTGCTCCCCGCCGATAGCTACCAGAGAGCCACCAACCGGAATCGGTGCAGCCTTCACAATATAAGCGGTGTTGAGTTTTACATCTACGGTAGCCAGACCCGCACCGGTATTAGCAATTGAAAGCCCAATCACGGTAGTCTGCGTAGAAGAAGGTCCAGTCAGCACAGTAGTTTCCGTTGTAATGCCAGTGGACTGGTACGATTTGAAAGTGTTAGCCATGATTTACCCCAATGCGATAGCGAAAGCGAGTGAGTTAGCGTTGGCAGCGTCGATCTGCGTTTGGATGTTGCTGGTCACGCCATCCGTGTAGTTTAGTTCAGCTGCGGTTGCAGTCACGCCGTCGAGGATGTTCAATTCAGCGGTCGTGGCGGTAACGCCGTCCATGATATTCAGCTCAGCAGCCGAAGCAGTGACGCCAAGTTCAGCCAGCGTCGTGGAGTCAAACCCACCGGAAATATCGACGACCGCAGCACCCGCTCCAGCGCCGTCGCAGTACACAACCTTGGTCTTGCTGGCAGATACGCTGACGTTTGCACCAGAACCTTGAGATAGAGTCACCGTCTCGTCTGAATTGTTGACGACGAAGTACACCTTCTGCATGTCGTTCGGGCTTACGGTCACAGTACAGGTGCCCCCCGGAGAGCCGGTGAACACAATTACCGAATGACGTCCGTTCGAGGTCACGCCGTCGGTCGTGGTCAAGGTGTAGGTCGTGGAGGACAAAGAGATCGAAACGACCCCGGCTACCATTTCCTCGATCAGTTCCAAGTTTTCGTTGGTCGTAGTCCCCCAAGTACCTGACTGTTCGCCTGTGGCGATCAACTCAAGACCGGTGTTTGAAAATGTACTTGCCATTCTGTAGCTCCATTAAGCCGCTAAACTTGTCCAAATATCCGAGGTAGCCGGAGAAACTTGAGTCCAAGTTGTCGCTGGCGAATCTGTGCCAAGTTTACCCCAAACGATGACGTTTGCTAGGGAAGTTGTGATAGTAAATCCAGAAACCGGCACATCCGCATTTGCCTTAACCGTCTCGTTTCCGAGCGAAATATTCGCAAGGAATCCGGTAACAGAAACATTGGCATCAGCAGTAACAGTTTCAGCACCGAGAGCAGAAGTTCCAACAACACCCGTTACAGGTATAACCGCCTTAGCGACAACCGTCTCATTTCCAAGCGCCGTAGTAGCCTCCGAACCAGTAACAGCGACAACCGCCTTAGCGATGACTGTTTCAGAACCAACGGCACTGGTTGCTTCAACCCCAGTGACCGGTACGACCGCTTTTGCAACAACCGTTTCAGAACCGAGGACAGAAGTTGCGGAGACCCCGGTAGCAACCACGACCGCTTTTGCAACAACCGTTTCGTCTCCGAGTGCGGAAGTGGCTTCCAGCCCCGTAACAGGGAGGACATTCGTCGTTTTAAGAGTTTGCGTACCGAGTGCAGAGGTTGCTTCTAATCCGGTTTCTGCAACAATCGCATCGGCGGTTACTACCTCATCACCAATGGCAGAAGTGCCAACAACTCCCGTAACAGTGACATTTGCATCCGCTGTTACTATTTCCGCTCCGAGTGCAGAAGTACCGACAACCCCCGTGAGTACGACAACGGCTTTTGCAACAACCGTTTCGTCTCCAAGCGCAGAGGTTAATTCAAGACCAGTCTGACTAATCGTGACGGAAGTACCGCCCCAAATGTCACTGCTCCATGCACCTCTGCCCCAGCCGGTGGCCATGTCTGCTCTCCGTTACCTCATCAATTAAGCAATACGGATGATCGCGTTAGAGGCATCTGCAGTCGGGAACTGGATCGTAAAATCACCGTTAGTGGAAGTCTTATCCCCACCAAAAGCAAGGACCGCAATGGCTTTATTGCTCTTAGAGAAGTTATAAATCAACGCGCCATTTGCGGTAATCGTTGCAGAAGACCAAGTGGTGTCTGCAAAATCAATAAACGCCGTAGTACCGGAAGTAGAAATCGTCGCACTACCGAGCGTGTTCCCACCAGCAGTGTACCCAGTACCTGAGACTTCATTGGTAGTGCTATACGCAGTGGTAGTCGCATCCAACGTAGCGGAGCTGGTAAACAATGCAATTTTAATTGTATCCGTATCCAAATCATGAGTGCCACCAAGCAGCTCGGATTTGAAGCTGGTGCAAAGTGCCTGAGAAATAGCCATCTTTTACTCCTGTAAAAATTATGCTACAGAGGTTCTGTATGTATCAAGCCCTTCGGCCTGAACCGCAAACATGCTCAACCTTTCGGCCGATTGCATGAATTTTTGTTCGTAAACCTGAATCATATCTGGCTCACCTTTTATAAAGCTGTACGCTTCTACGAGACAAGCATACAACAACGCTGGCCCTGCATTCTCACTCAACCAACTTGGGCTGGTCGTAACCACAGAATCAGGACGATAAAAATAATGCAGCTCCATCGTATAGCCCGAAGCTGGAGTTGGGGCAATGATAAAATTATCAATATCAAAATCAGCGTAGTACTTCGGCTCTCCGGTTACAGAACCATCAGGCCAATATTCCTGAATGAAATTTACATCTTTGTTAAGAAGAAATTTCTTCTCTCCAGAAACTTCGATAGAGAGCGTATAGCTTGATAACCAATCCGAAGGTTTCGGAAGATACTTATTGCTCGCTGTAGCGGTAGCGGTAGCATTCTTGCGAAATACCTGCAGCGGAGCGATCATCTTCAAAAGACGCTCTTCCGCGTTTCTGATGAAGTTATCGATCTGGCTCACAAAGACTGTTTCGGTATTATCCGTGTAGTCTTTAATCGCCTGAACTAGCGTTGCATAGGTGTACCCAGCCATCAGCTAATACTCACTGTAACGGTGCCAACAGACCCTTCTGCTTTAAATCCCGTAAAAGTCGATCCAACTGGTGTCGCATCGTTTGCGGCATAGACATAGATCGTCCCATTTCTGGCCTCTAAATCATTATCAGGTCTTGGATTACGCAATGCTTCGGCATCCGTAATAACAATTTTCGGAAAATCTTGTGGGTGACGTGGGGTCCAACATTCAGGGCATGCACGAAAACCGTCCCATTGAGGCTGGAGATCAGAATACTTGACCTCGAAGCCACAGATGTCACACATCGCTTTTGCGTATTTACCTGACGCATAGGCCACTATCGCAACCCTCTACTCGGTACAAGACGCAAACTTACCCGCTCACGGTCTTCCATTTCAGCACGAGCCATCTCTTCTTCGTAGATCATTTTTAAGGCTTCCGCACGATCTGGCGCTTTCTTAATCGCAATTTGATACGAAAGACCAGAAACTAGCGGGGCAATAAAACGAGAAGGGATGTCCGTATCGTTGGTTAAGGCCGTAACATCTTCAACACGTTCAGTACGATAAAACCGCAACTGATCCGTAGAATTTTCTGGAGTCGGATACAGATAGATGACTGGAGTAGACTGGCGATCCACCCAATATTGGGTCGGACGCCCTGTCGTTGTTTTCTTCGGAAGATTCTGATACTCAGAGCGACCAATACGCTCCATGTTGTAATCAACACCGTTCCTACGAATCACCGCATCCAGTACATCTACCGTATATGCATCCAAGGAATAATTCGCAGTCCCTGCGGTAAGAGACTGCGTTGCTTCCTTAACCGTCCAAAGGTTGATACCACGGTTAGACCAGTCGGCCATCAGGATATTTAAACTACGACGAGCGGTTTTGGCGTCATAACCCGTGCGCAATTCGAGTCCGCACCGTTCGTATGCTTCTTCAATTAAATCGGAAGCATCGAGCTTAAATGTCTGAGTGCCGGAAGTAGCCATTTACGCACACATCAATGTAACAGAGGTAACGTTCGTTACAGCAACCGTTGAATAATCAGACGGACTATCCGCAGTGCGAAGCCCATTCGCCGGAATCATGATGTCCTGCGTAACCGTTGCTGACGCTGGAGTAGCAAGATTCAGAATCGTCTGAGAACTACCCGCCTTCGTAACTACAATAGAACCGGCAGAGCCGGAAGCCACATAGTAAACACCTTTGATACGAGTCAATGGCAAATAAACGCCTGCACTAAGAGCATAACCAATAGTTACGGCCCCAGCCGTGTTAGCATCAGGGGTGATTGAAGTTACAGATACGAAGTAATTTGTAGAAGTGAACGCAACAGCAGCACCTGCAAGAGTTTCAGTCAACGTATTACCATCAACCCCTACGCCCACGATTACAAAGTTCTTACCTGTCTCGTCCGCAGCCGGAGTCACGGTGACTTTATACGCAACCCCATGATATTCAGGCTGCGTATTAGCCAACGTAAACGGCGTACTTGCGGTTCCGCTTGCAGAAGTGACGTAGAAATCTGCGTCACTACCAAACGTTACAGCCCAAATATCGGAGCTCATACTGATCTCCTATTAAGCCTGACCAACAATAGTGATCAATAGCTTTCCAGCGGTGTAAGTGGCGTCATCGGTATCCTGAGCGACCAGATACAGGTACTGATCCGCCGCGATAGTATCACCATAAACAGCAGTACCCGCTGAAAGGTCGCCCGAATCAAGAATCTGAGTTTCGGTCAAACCAGTAATCGCACCATCGAATGCACCAGTTGCTTCATCAGCAGAATACAAATCGATATTTGGCTCACCAGTGCCCGGAGCTTCCAGACATTCCATCTTCACCGACAAAACAGTACCGTTTACAGCCGCTGTTACCTGACCAATATAAGAAGGGTTAGCGGAGGCTGCTTCACCGATGATATCACCAGCCGTGCCGCTTGAATCCAAGCCGGTCAGGTCGATAAAAATTTGGGTGGTAATGATTCCACCAGCTTGGACCACTGAAGTTTCGTACACAGCGTTAGCTGCATCAGTAATACCGGCGCCAGAAGCCATAGATTCGGTAGGGTTGATGCTACCTACAAAACCAGCCGTAGAAGTGACTGGACCAGAAAAAGTTGTGCTCGACATGAGAATATCTCCGTGTTTGCAGCACTAACCACGTCATCTCTGCAAAAGTCCGCTGGGTCGGTTGACGTGGCTGGATGTCCCAGAACCTGTAGGGAGTATAGACCGACAAAATCAGTTTGTCAAGCCCATAAAAAAGCCCCTCCGGAGAGGGGCTTTTCTGGGTGCGCTCTTAGGCTCCTTCAGAACCGTAGATTGCACGCCAATCGGACCATCCGAAGCTGTAACGTTCGCGCGCTTTATAACGGACGTTACCAGTTTCGAAATCGCCTTCCATCCCAGTCTTCATAGCTGCACGCTGGAAGTGCTTCAGACCATTCGGTGCATCGGTCTTGATGAACCATGCATCGACATCGGTCAGGTAGTTATTAACTACATAACCTTCCGGCAGCATACCACGTGAACGAATCGCATTGATGTCGTTGTCTGCGGTAGCAGTACGGAGGTTTGAAGCCATCAGACGTTCAGCAACAAAGCCGAGGTTTGACGGGATGATCAGCTTACGACCCTGAACGTTTACCTTCAGACCACGCTCATCTACGAAGTTGCCGATTGCAATCAGCGCAGCTTCGAGAGAAGTTTCATTGAGGTCTGCGGCAACAGCCGGAGTGTTCGCTACGTTACCACCAGAGGTAGTCGGGTGAGCAGTGCTGAGCAGAGCAACGCCGTCACCACCAGTGTAGCTAGCGGAGAAGCCATTGTTCAGAACGTTTGCACCCTTAACCTGCTTGGTGTAGTTCATGGAACGAGCCAAAGCCTTGGTGTAACGTGAAGACAGCTTGTCGTAGAGGTTATCTTCGATTGCTTCTTCAGTCAGTGAGAAGGCCAGAGCTACAGTTTCATGGCTGTAGCGAGCAGTCCAGACTTCAGCGGCGGAATCATAAGTGACGCCAGCGCCTTCGCCCTTGGTCGGAGCCTGACCGAAGCCAGAGAGCATTACCTCTTCTTCGAATGCGCGATCAGAAGATTCGCTATCGAAAATGTCAGTATGCTGCTGCTCATAACGGGAGTACTCAAGACCGAACAAGGCATTCAGTCCCGGCTCCAGCTCTTTAACGAGTTGTGCACGATTAATAGCCATTGTTCAGCTCCTTAAATACCAGTGCCTGCCGGAGACTCAGCGTATTCATGTTCTACGATCTGCACGTAAACGCGAGCGTAGTCAGAAGCCGGGTCGTTATCCGGGGTATCAACGAAATCCAGAATACGCAGTTGCGCAGTGCTGGTGCCAGTGGTGCTGCTAACCTTCTGACCAGAACGACCAGTGGTCGAATTACCAGAAGTTGCATCATCCATGTCAGCGAGCTGACCGATATCAGCGATGCCAGAAGCGCCTTCCATCTGTGCAGCATAAACGATGCTAGGATCGTCATATACATACGCAGTTGCATAAGAGCCTTTGACAGACTGACCTGCAGGCCAAGTCTTGCTGAAAGTAATTTCACCATTATCTTTGGTGAAAGAACAACCTGCAAATACACCGATGACGGAGTCTCCTTCGCCAGAAACTTCGATCGTACCTGCAGCAACCAACTTAACGAGATCGCCGTTGAAGATTGCGGTAGCGTAATCATCAGCAATGCGATACTCCTTGGAACGAATAGTACCGCCGGTCAAGTGATATGCCGGGGTAAATCCGTTAGGGGCATTTACATTAGCCATAGCTAGTGTCTCCTAATGAAGATTCACAATTAAGAATCGTCTGCGCCTTTACGGTTCAGAGGATTCCCGAACGTCGTCTGCGACTGGCGATTCGGTTTAGAAATCGGCATCGCAGAATTGCTTTCCCGCATGAGATCGTTATCAACCGAAGCCATCATATTTTCCGCTTGTTCACGGTAATACTGGTTACGTTCTTCAGCAATCTCTTCGGGAATTTTAGCGAGGATTAACCCACCTACGCCAATGGTTCCTGCGTGTTTGCCTTCTTCAATAGTTGGGGCCATAAAGTCAGGATGGTCTTCAGCGCGTACAGGCTCATAACCTTCACGCATACGCTTCGACATATTGACCTTATCGTCCACACCACCGGTTGCTTCACGCAACCAACGATACTTGTATCCCGGAGGTGCCTCCGGAGCATCTAGCATTGAAGGGGGTGTCCACGACTTCTTGCGCGTTGTCTTTTCGCGAGTTTCTGCGGCTCTACTTGTCCGATCGATTGGCATTTGGAATTACTCCTTACTGCTTGACGTACTTGGCGTACTCTTCAAGAGGCACCCCTAACCGATTTGCAATAGCAATTTGGCTGGGTGAAAGTTTTACTTTGCGTGCGCTTTGTTTCGCACCACCACGAGTGGCAGATGCAACCGCCTGCACGGGGCGGGTTGATTTAAACTTATGCGGAAAGGCTTCCCGCATACGCTTGTCTAGCTCAGCATAATACGAATCGCTTGCCGGGTCAACCCCTTCGCGCTCAACGAGGTTACGATGAATACCAAAAGCGGCGTAGGTCATCGCTTCATCTGAACCGAACCAACTATTCTTTTCAGCCCACTCCTCTGCCCTTGGGTCTGGACGAGGGGGTTGCTGCGGAGCGCGAGGCTGTTCATAAGCAGGTTGCTGCTGCGGCATCTGTGCCGCCTGTTCACGACGAGTGCGAACACGGCGCAGATTTTCTTGCTCTACTGCAAGACGTGCCAGAACCTGATTAGCTTCAGCAATCGCTTCCGGATCACCTGAATCAAAAGCAGCTTTGTAGCTCGCTTTCGCTTGCTCTAGCTGCGTATCAATACGAGTTACATATTCGTTAAAGAGCGTTGCGTCTTGATTTTGGCTCAAACGCTTCGATTCTTCTAGCTGCGCTTGAACCGCTTTAGCGTATTCAATAGCGGCTTGTTCGCGACGTTCCGCTTCACGGTACTTATACGTCAGCTTATCAATACGTTTCTTAACGCCATCTCCGTATTCACGGAGCTCATCATCCCCTTCCATCAACTGCTGAAGACGTTCTTCAGCTGTAGGGCGATGTTCCTCTTCTAAGACGTCGTTAGACGCATCTTCAACGTCAGTGGAAACATCCGCTGCGCTGTTTTCTACTTCCTCTTCAGGAAGCTCTAGTTCAATCTTTTCTGCTGCATTAGGCATGGCTTTCTCCATGTATGCTTGAATAGTAATTCAAGGGAAAATCAAAAGTAAAGCGAAACTTAGTACTTGGTCAAAATTGCTTCCGGGTCGTCTACAACAGCCAATACCTCATCGTCATTTAGAAGACGAATTTCGCCCCCGTCAATCGGAATACGCGCACCGGCATAACGACCAAAAACAACCCAATCACCATCCTTGCACCAAGGACCATTCGGATACTTATCCGGATCCTTATAGGCGTCAGGACCTGACTTCAAAACCAGACCAACTACCGTGGCTACCTGTTCACGCTCACGAGTTTGATCCGCAAGATAAATACCGCCTTTCGTGCGGTCAGAAACCTTGTACGGCAAAATCAACAAGCGATAACCGGTAGGGTTAGGAAGCTGTTCTAGATTCTTAGGTGCTTCTTGCTTACTTTCTTCTTTGCGAGCTTTCGACTCGGACTTATCACTATCGAAATTCAGAACAATGTCCGGAACCTCTTTCTTCTCAGCTACTGCTGTCATTGCGCTTTCTCCCAGCGTTTAAGCAGGTCTAAAATTTCGTTTTCAGCAAAGGTCAGACCCGAAACCTCGCCAACGAGCTGCTTATATTGGTCCCAATCACTGACACCACCATAAGACAGTTTTTCTGTAATCTGGGATCTACGACCCCGGATTTGCTTTAACAAGTACTCCGATATATCGAGAGTATCCATAAATTATTTCTTGTACTTTCCGCCTCTAGAGGCTTTACCCATACCCCGGCATTTACCAACCATGCCGCCGTCCTTGTAACCTTTCTTCTTTACCATGCCACCGCACTTATAGCCTTTCTTTTTCATCGTGGTCTCCTTTTTAGGAACACAGTTTGGAACTTTACGCCCGTCTTTTTCTTTCATGCCAATGGCTTCGTAACCTTCCCAGCATGGAGTTTTCTTAGCCATGATTAGAACCAATAATCGTTAGGGTTGGTTGCGGCCAGCGGAGCATAGCCTGCATTGATCGGTGGAGTGTACTGCTGCTTAACCAACGGATTGGTTGAATACTGTCCCTGCAGATTCTGATAGGCCAACTCTTGCTGAGTCTGTGCACGTGGATCCGTTGTAACCTGTGCGTTAGGTGCTTGTCTAACGATCCCAAACAATGCACCAAACGGTCCCGGTAAACTACCGATCCCTTGTTGGGCTTTCAATGAATTCATGCGGCTCATTAAGTCCGCACGTTGACCCGACCAACCAGAAGCCAGTCGTGCGCTTTCCAACGCTTGATTACGATCAAACTGCGACTTATCATAGTTGTACTGGTTCAGATTATTCATGTAATCCGTATACGCCGGATTATAAACATCCATCATCGGGGTCTCTTTAAATTTAACCCCCGGAATGCTGGCTACACCCTGCTCTTTACGAATCGTTTTTGCAACCTCTTGCGGAGCCTGACGATTCCATGTCATTTGAGCGGTCGGAGTTTCTGTACCTAGCGCGTCATACTGACGCTGAAGGTCCGCAATCTGCTGCTGGTTTGCAGCCTGATCGAAAGTATTTTGAACTTCTGCACTTCCGAAGAACTTACCCATTGTTCATGCCCCTTGAGCGTGCAACTTCCTTCTGCAAGTCTGCATAGGTCTTCTGACGAGCAGTCTCTGCATTCAGGAAGGCAGCTTCACGATTCTGCGCGATGCGCTGTTCATTCATTACAACATCGAGATCCATCTCACGCTGCTTTTGCATTGTTTGCATGCGAGCCTTCTCGAGATCCACCATAACACGAGCGTTGTTATCCTGAGACTTCTGCGCTTCGGTCTGCATCTTAATCTGCATTTCCTTATCGTGCATTTGCATCATCGGATCGGGCTGCGGCGGCGGAGTAATCTGCTGAACCACCTGCGCAAGCATTTGTGACTCAACCTGTGCCATACGCACTTGCATTTGTTGCATCAGTTGCTGCTGCGCTTGCGGTGGAACCTGACCACCCATTTGCTGCATCATTTGCTGCATTTCCATCTCAACCTGCTCTTGCGCCATAAGATTGAGATGGCTCATCACACCGTTGATACCGTTCATATAAAACTCTGGCATCCCCTGAATCATCGGATGCATAATGAAACCGATGAGCGCAGCGATGTGCGCCATGTGGTCTTGACCAGGGAACGCTTCAACTTTACTGTTTTGCAGTATGTCCTGAATCTGCTGCGCAGGTGTACGCGGCTCCGGAGTTTTCTTAGGTTTAAGTAGCCCTTCGATATTCTTAACTTCAAGCGCTTCGTACATACGACGATACGCTTCACGGAGATCATGAATTTCCGGTGCGGCTTGTGCCATCTGCAACTGCTGCTGAGCCATCATCACACGCTGACTCATGCTAAAGATATTCGGATCACTAACCGGAAGAATATCCACCCGATCATCAAAGTCTGCACGAATGACTCTTACATCACCGCCACCAACTTCATAAGGATATTCCGGTACGGTATCACCGAAGACTCGCGCAAGTAATTGGAACTCTTTTTTCTGGGCGTAATGCAACCGCTTATGAATCGCGGACATTACCTTTGTACCACGTTCAAGCAATGCAAGTGTAGTACCTACAGGATTCTGCTGTGAACCGGTTTCGGATACAGCCATGTCTGCAATCGCAGCAAACCGACGACCAGATTCAACAAGCATACCCAAAAGCTGAAAGAGTACGCCACTCGGTTCTTTATATGGAAGAGGCATGAGCGAATCACGAAGCGAACCACCCGGTGCATCAACATCACGCCACTCGCCCGGAGCGATCGGCTCTTCTTCATTCGACACACGCAAACCACGTGCCTTGAAACCTGCAGGAAGATTACTCAACGTGCCCGCATCTACAAGCTGACGAAGAATCGAAGTAGCAGACTTCGAAAGACCACCGATCATATGGATTAAGCCGAAGCCGTAGAATCCAAGACCCGGTAAGAATTTATACTGTACGAAATAATCCTTCTTGAGCTTACGCGGATCGTTTTCATTCCAGTTACGACGGATCGCAAGAATCTGCTGCGTATCCTCAACAATCGTTACGATATACGGAAGCGCAATACCGGTCGGCTCCCCCGTTTCCTGATGCAAATCTTCAAAGCCAGGAATATCAAGGTCCACGTGCATTTCAAGCAACGTGTACATCTCATTACCCACGCGTGATGGCGTTGTACCCTGAAGCTCGTTAATCTTTTCATCTAACGCGGACTCTGATTTTTCAGACGCTGGACCCTTGAGATCCATGTCTTTATAAAAACCATAAACCTGCTGGCGACGAAGATCGTTTTCCGAAACGTTTACAACATGCGTAATACGCGCCGCAGTGCGTAAATCGGTTGCTGCATAATTTACAACCAAGTCTTCTGCAGTAATAAACTTCGATACTGCCCGCTCATAGGTCTCGTCGTAATAAACTTTCTTAAACGCTGAACCACTCAGCGGTAGATAAAAGAGCATTTGATCCAACTCCGGATCGTACTCTTCCATTACATGCATGATCTGGTAGTTCATAAACTCCTTCACACGCGCTGCTTGATCCGATAACCGTTGACCTAACGGCTGTTCAGCTGCTTTCGGATCTGAAGGAATCGCCACATCCTGACCAACGACCTTTACATTAACTGGACCGTTAGCGGGAAGGAGTTCTTTATACGCTTGCGCTTGAAACTGCGTTGCAGCTTCCGCGAGCAACGGATGGTGGACCCCGGTCGCTCCTTCAAACGGCTCGGTGCGCTCTTCGTTTTCCGTACCCAACAACGACAAGCCTTCTGCAAAAGATTGCAGCCAATCGGCCCGTGACTCCTTGTCTTCCTCAAAAAGATCGATCAGCTCCGCCGCTAACGGTTCGAGCAAGTCATCATCAAGGTATTCCGCAAGGTTATCGTTGTGTGGAACTTCTTCTGGCATCATGCCGGTTGCAGGATCGAAATCTACGATCATTCCACCATCCATGTCCTCTAGAAACTCAACACCTTCCGGAGGGAGTGGACCATCGCCCATGGCCAACTCAATTTCAGCGGCCTGCATTAGTTCTTCCTCAGTAGGAGGAACGATTTCAATCGCGGAATCTACAGCCATCGGCTTGCCCTCATAAAAACTGGCCTAACTCTAAACGCAAGCGGCTCAATAGTAAACTCTGCGACGATAACGGCGGCCTACCACCTCTTCTTCGTAATCGTCCTTAAGTTTCAAGAACCCCCCTTGACGGAAGCGAATAAGGGCTTGCGTCATGGAGTCCACCAAATCGTCATGCTCACCGTTTGGAAACGCAGCACATTCATCCCGCATCTCATGTGCCCACGGTTCGTCGGGCATCCACACAAAACCCGATTCAAACATACTCGTGACCGCATTGACACGGGCATGCTTATCTTGACCCTTGGAAGGACTGTAATTTTGGACCGGAATACCGGTTGCACGAAGCTCTTGTGTCAACGGTAAACCTGATGCTTTCCCTTCGATTATCACGGTATCCGGTTGCCAGTAATCATACAGCCTAAACGCCTCACGTTTCAAATCTGGAAACTCAAAACGCCCTTTTACCGAATCCAACAAGATAATGTGCGCTGCATGGCCGTCAAACAGCTCGTCACCAATGCGCCCCTCCGGATAGAACACACCCCACGTCGTTATCGCCGAATAGTCCGCCGTTTCCTTCTTCAAAAACGCCGTATCGTAACTTTGAATAATATAATCACAACTCGGTATTGTGTCCTTGGTCCAAAGTTTCCACCAACCGGGCTTGATTAACGCCGCTTCTTCCGAAACCGGCTGCTGCATATACTGCGCATGCCATTTCGGGCCGGTATGCAACGAAGCCTTTACCGCCTCAAGCTCCTCCAGCTTCCAAAACTCTGGCCAAAGGGGTTTACCTGACGGTAAAATAGCCGGAAACTCAATCACCTCCCACTGATCCGCTTTTGGATTCTTCGCAGCCTCTTTCAGCAGTCTGCCCGTTAGATCATTCAATCCCCACCGCGTCATTACAATGACAATCGCACCCCCCGGCTGCAAACGCTGTCGAGGCCCCGATTCATACCAGTCATAGGCCTCATCCATCGCCGTTCGGCTTTTGTAATCCTGCTCCGAATGCGGATCGTCAATAATGAACAAATCAGCACCACGGCCCGCGACCGCACCACCAATACCCACCGCAAAATACTCCCCTCGCAATCCACCCTTAGACGGCAACGTCTCCCACTTACCCGCCGCCTGACTGTCCGGGTTCAATCGCGTATCCGGAAATAACTCCGTATACTCCTCCGAGGCCACCAAATCACGGACCTTACGACCAAAACGGACCGCAAGCTCGCCCGTATGCGTCGCCTGAATAATCTTCAAATCCGGCTTATGCCCGATCAAATATCCGGGTAACAAGAACGACGCAAACTCTGACTTGGTATGTCGCGGCGGCATATTGATAATCAACCGCTTTAACTCGCCACGTCTAACCCGCTCAAATGCATCCGCCATAATCTTGTGATGCCGTCCCGCAATAAACTGCGGCCACATCGCACGCACAAAACTCAAAAAATCTCCTCGCCGCTGCTCCGTTTGCTCAAGGTTCAAAAGCCTCTCTTGCAACAACAAATACTCACGCGCCTCTTCCTCCGTCATCCCCGCCAATACACGTGGATCCAGATTGATCTTCGAAGAAACGCTCAACGTATCACTGAGCCGTGGGTCTTGGTCCGTCTTTCGCTTTCTGGCCATAAAGGTGCAAGGTCCGTGATGTAAGTTCCTTGTACCACGAATCTTGGGGCCAAAAAGAAATCCTGTAAAGGGTCTGCGCAACGCGCTTTGTGCACGGCACATGGTGACGCCACCCAAGACGACGAGAGATATTCAAGAAACAGGGTCCAAGGAAGGTGGAGAGGGGTCCGTGGACCGTGGGTCAAAAGGGGAGTCGAGTGGTTCGGGGAAAGTGGTTTAGAGGGAAAAATTTTGCAAAAAATTTCGGGGGACGTGGATCGTGATTAAGGGGTGGGTGGGCGGGGCGGGACCCGCGCCCATTAAGGGGGGTAGGGGGGCTGTTTGTCAAGCTAGTATTATTTATGGCTTATAAAAACATTAAGGGTAACTAACCTACTAGCCTACTTGCCTACTAGCCTAGTTAGTGTATAGTTACAGGTGTTAGGCAATGGCCTAACTTGTTCTCTAACTTAATAAGGAGCTAATATTATGGCAACTACTAAACTAGCCATGCCGCAAGGTGGCCGTAACTCAGCCGCTAAAACTTGGCAGCTAACGGAAGCAGGGCTAAACGCCTATAAAGCGGGTAACATTAAGGGCCAGCAAGCTGTTATCGTTTACGCGCTAGCCGAGTTAGGCAATAAAGCTACCACTACTGATATAGTGGCTAAGGTAGATGAATTGCGCGCTGCCGATAAAGGCATAGATGCTATCATGGCGGGTCGCGAGGACCAAGGCACTACTACCGTAGTTTCACACTACGCTGGTAAATCAACTACCATACGCCGTAAGGGTTATGTTACGGATGTAGCATAATGGTAGCACTAGCAGGGCTAACTACCCTGCTAGTGTTAAGGCGTTTCGGTTACGCCGCACTAGCAGTAATACTACTACTTTTCCTCTAACCTATCGCCCCGCCTCGTGCGGGGTTTCTTTTTGTCCTGTGCTATCCCTCCGTCCGCGTTGTATCGCTAATCCCTCCGTCCGTGTATGTTGGGTGGGTGGGTGGGCGGGGCCGCAGGGCGGGAGGGAGGGAGGGCCGACCGACCGAGGCTCGACCTTCGACCGACCGCGTCCCTCCGTCCGTCGCGACCGATCGAAAAAATCTTTTGCCTTTGGGGTTTACTTCGGGCAAAGTGTGCGCTATAGTTTACTTGTTCGGGGGGTTCCCGAACCTAGAAAGTAATAGCAAACATGGAGTTCACTATGAACGCAAAACTGAAAGCTCTGGCCTCCGCGCCTGTGTCCCGTGCCTCTAACTCTGCCGCTAAAGTGTGGAAGATCACGGATCTTGGTATCGAAACTGGCGCATCCGTCGGTGGTCAACAAGGTGTGATCCTTCGTGCGCTGGCCGCGCTTGGGGGTGAAGCTTCCAGTACGGATATCGTCTCAAAGATTGACGAAATGCGTGCGGAAGACGCCACGGTGGATAGCATCATGGCTGGAAAAGCGGATCAAGGGACCACAAGCATCGTGGCCCACTATTCAAGTCCCAAAGCTGGACTTCGCAAAAAAGGTCTAGTGGAATAAGGACCTTGGATCCCCGCCACTCGGCGGGGATTTTTTGGACCTATTACGGGGAAAGAGGGAGGGACTTACGAGTCTCGCGCTCCGCGCTCTCCGGTGTTATGTCAATGATCCGTTTCTCTTGCATTTCGACCAGGCGTGCAACGATCTCTTCCTTGGACATCGAGTCAACTCGATTGAGCGTGATCTCTCGCTTGTCGACATAGAGTCCAGCCGCCTTACCCCTCGCGACCTCCGCCGTAATCGCTGCTGAGAACTGTCCGTTGTCGACTGCCTTCTCGCGTAGTCGAGCCAGCTCGATCAAGTGTCCTTCAAGAGTGGTGTTCGCGCGATGGATCTCCTCGTCACGAAGATCGACCAGTCGATTATGCATCACAGGGTTCGTGAGAATCTTCTCTCGGACCTTGATGTAAATGGCCCCTCGACTCGGTCCCTCTATCCCTGCTTGAATGGCTGCTTGGATGATGGTCATTCGTTCCGTGATATAGAAATCACAAAACGCTTCCTCTCGGTCCGTGAGCAGTGGCCAATATTTACCCTGCGCATCGTGGTAGCCCGTGAGCTCTCGCTCGCCGACCTCGTTCATGCGACCAAAAGAGGGTTCGAGTGGTATGCGCTGCAACTGGTGTCGAATGTCCTCTTCACGATCTCCGTACTCCTTGGTTAAGGACGAGAGGTCCTTTTCTAGAGTCTTCAACTCCTTCCTTCGCTCCTTCTGGTCCTCGGAGGATCGAGCGGGGATGTCCATCGGGTCACGTTTGACGAATTCAAAATGTGTGGGGTGCTTAGGTGCCATGAGCGTCCTCCTGCGGTGCGTGGGTCTAGCCCTACGGTGGGGGATCGGTGGACCGAGGATCGCTTACCAGCGACCTCGACACGCGATTCAGGACGCATAGTAATTTTAGAACAGGATTTAGTAAAGAAATACTAAAAACGAGATTCCTTAGGGTCTAGGGGATCATTAGTTCCACTTATGTTTCAACACTCTTTTGCTCCAAGGTCCAAGTTCCACGTACCTATTAAAACTCTAATAGATCTATTGTTTCCAAAACCCGTTTCAATAGACCGAAAACCCTCTATCCCATTGGATTCTCCTCTACTTCTATTACTCTATTACTTTTCCTAGCCACTTTACGAAAAAACTTTTTTCGGATCCCCAGATTTTTTAATAAAGTAATAGACTCAACCAACCACTTCTATGCGCCGTGGTCCAAGTCCCTCTATCCCACCCCAATACTTTCGAGGACTTACGCTAAAATCCCTCCTTCTAAAGGCAAGGCAAACGCCCTTTTTTGCACTATTACTTTCCTATTACTTATTGTTTCCGACACCCCTGTTTCAATAGCATTCCCGTACTTCCGCTAGGGTTATCCACCCGCGCAATCAACCCTTCTGATCATGCCTCCTCATAAGTAATTACAATCACTGAAAATTCTAATCTTCGTCCCTCCTTGCCTTAACCGGACACAAAAAAGCCCGCCGAAGCGGGCAATGTTTCCCTTTGCGGGAAGGGTAGGAGCTAACTACTCAATCCATTCTTGTGACGAAATGCCCATCGCTGGTGGGAATGGCTACGATCCCATAGTCATACTGAAAGTATTTTCCAGCGGGTGTTTGTATAAGAGCGATCGGGGGCATCGGTGAGTCGTCCTCGTACTTACTTTGGTAAACCCCATCCTCGGCTACCGTGCCACCGTCGATTTCGATCAGGGGGTCTCCGTAGGCTTGTTCCATGAACGCTTTAAGGTCTTGGTCCATGCCGTCTTCAGACGCCGAGATCCAATCGTTGACCCAGTAGGGTAGTACGCCGAGTGCTTCGCAAAGGTGCCGTGGTTCAGCGGCCTTGAAGCTCTTGGTTGGGTCGAGTATCACTTCTTGAAAACAGTTTGAAGGTGTCATTCTGCATCTCCATAGTTGTCCACAAATTCGTGGAGGTCTTCGATGTCGGTCTCAGGGTCTTTACCCCATTCCATGTAATGCTCAAACAGCTCGTTTGCCATCATGCTGCTACTAAGATCGTTGACATAGTTCTCTGCAGCGTTTTCGAGTCGTTCGAGTAGTAGGTTTCTGCGCCACTCGGTGAGTGACGATAACACTTTTGAAGTTTGTAATTCGATATCCATTACAGTACTCCCGCGTGGGCAAACAAGTCGAATACGAAGTCTGGCTCTAGGCCGTTTTCGTAGAGGATCTCTTCGGGATCCATCCCATTCTTGAAGTCTTCCACCATGTATTCGATGGTGCTTTTGATTTCCTCGGCGTCAAAACCTTGGGCCTTGAGTGACGTTGCAATTTTGTACATATCTAGCTCCTCAATTACCAGCTGGCAGCAGCGTCAATCTCGCTTTCGCATTCGCAAATGAGAAAGACATATGCTTGGAGTTCTGCAACCGCTTCGTTGGTGGTTTTGCAGTTGCGTTCGGCGACGTAATCAAAGATCTCTTCGTCGCTCCACGCTTCCACGATCAAGTCCCAGCCGGCGTTGTAGTGCTTGTTAGCGTGTGCTCTAATTGCTTGAATATCAACAGTCATATCTAGCCCCTTAGTGGTTGTTGTCGTACCAAATCAGGTAGTCGAAAAATACGGGTAGTTCGTCAAAACTGTTTTCCGACCGCTCGAAAATATTCTTAGCGGAGAGGATCAATGGTGTTTTACCCTCGTTCTGTTCGACAAACGCTTGGATGTCTTCCGGACTTGGGGTGTATCGAAAAGCGTCGTCCCCAAACGGTGCACTCATGTGTACGACGAATGTATCGTCGAGGTATCCGAATGGAAAAATCTCCAAGTACAACTTTTCTAGCTCATCTTTCTCGGGATCTCCAAGATACACGGTCAAGTGGTATTGTTGCGGTCTGTTGTAGCCAAGTTCCGGGAACTTTGTGTCGATCAGTTCCTGAATATTGTCTAGCTGCTCTGTGTAGTCGTTCATATCTAGCTCCTATCTATACTTTCTAAGGGTCGTAGGGCTTTCGCGCCCTACCCTTTTATAATAAGGCCCAAAATAAAGGACTGTAAAGGCAGCGGCGGCGGAACATTATTCTTCATCCAACGACCAGCCAGGACACAATTCCGTACCAATCGGGTCCATTTCAAAATGACGTTCTGAGATCAGTTCATCGTTGACGAAATCAAAAACTGCAAGGGTTGCGCCATCCGCAACATAGATCACTCCGTGTTGGTCATCTTCGCAAATCATTGCGGTTTCGGACTCTACTCCCGCAAACGCTTCCATCTCTGAAGAATTTATCACTCGCCATTCGAGGCCGAGGGTGTATCGAATCAGTTGTTCGAAGTTCACTGTATCCCTCCTTCTGAAATAAAGACCATCACTGCGATAGCTGCAGCAATCAGGGTCAGTGCATAGACAACCCACGCGCTATCTTCTTTCGGAGCTTCCAGCTTTTCGATTTCGACGATCTTTCTGGACTTGGTTACTTTGGGTAGTTCGCCATTCTTTTGCCCGACAACGATGCCAAAGAAATCGTAGAGCTTGGTTTGTAGTTCTGGGTTAGGGTTTGATCGGCCACATTCCCAGTGCGATACTGCGGAGCTGCTTATTCCAAGCAAGCTGGCCAGTTGTGTTTGACTCAACCCTTTTGCGAGGCGTAGTTTCTTAACATCGGATCCTTTAAGGAATTTCATTGAACGGTACTCCACTTTGGTATAGAAGGGCGGCTAGATTGGTCTTATCGGCTGGATCAAAACCATACTTTGCAGCTTGTTTAGTTCTCCAAAAGCTCACGCCTTCGGCGGTTGATACTCGCTTCCACTTGTTTGGGGAAAGCTTTTCAATGATGACTGTCTCCCCTTCAGGATTCAAGTCAAGGAATCTAAATGGCATGTTGTTGCTCCATGTAGTCGTTTAATGCGTATAGCAGCCGATCATAAGTGCTACTCCAGTCTATATTTTCTAAGTACTCAACGGCATCTACCCATTGTTCGGGGGTCATATCCGCCGTGTCGAAAAGGTCGCGCTCCCACCACGCCACCACGAGGGCATCGTCGGGGTCATACTCTTTCAGCTCGTTCATCAGTTCGCGTACTTTCATGCTGCCTCCATAGGCTGTTGCCACCAGTGCGGTGTAATTGTGTATTCCCATCGTGCGAATCGGGCTTTCTCATGTCTGTAGTACGCACGGTACGCTTCGACGGTATCGGGGCGTTTGTACGCATCTGGCATGCACTGAGGTGGATCGGTAAATTTACCGTCAGCGATATTCGTAGGTGGCTTGATCAAATGGTCGGCTAACTTGAGATAGCTGAGATGATTCTTACCGTATCGCCAGTGGTACTCGGTCGATAGTGCGTGGAAAAGGTTAAAGGTCCATTGGTACTGCGCCGAGTTCGATCGTACCCAGACTGCGGATGGGTGGTAGGTGTGCGTTGCTTTGTAGAACACGTCCGGCACATCGGTGTCGAGGATGCGGTGTGCACTACACAGTAGCTGCGCGGTTTCAAGCACCATTTTGACAACATGCTTGTCGCAGTGGTCTTTAGCCGCGAGTACTGGGTCGTGGTTGAGGTAGAAAATATTCACCGGCTGAATCTCAGCGGTACATCGTTGTAGTCGCGCAGATCTTGGTCAAGCGCGTCGTACCACTCAGCTTCGCGAGTACGGCGGTCGAGCATATCGTTGACCTGAGCAAGCCAGTCACGCTCAAGTTGTGCGTACTGTTCGTCGAGTTCGGAATACTCGGTGTAGCCAGCGTAGGCTGAAACAAGTTCGTCAAGCTCATAACGGGTCATTGTTTGTAGTTTTGCGTTCATATCAAACTCCTTTGCTATACTTTCTAGGTTCGGCAGGTTATCTAACCTACCAGCTTTTACTATAGCCCCCAAAAGGGGGCAATGTAAAGGCAAAACGGCTTAACTTACAGAAATGTCGAAGGTGTTGTGGTTAAAGAATTCCGCAATCGAATCTTCAACAAAGCGTTCGAGTCCACCGATGTCTTCTGCGGAGATATCGTTAAGTGCATCGTGGACACCATCACGAACAATCTGTTCGAAGTCGAAGTCTTCGATGGCAGCGTGTACCATCGAGATAACTTTATCTTCGATAAGTGTGTCGATGCTGTTCTTTTGAATAACACGCATCTGTTCCAACTTACCTTCGAGTCGTTTGTTGGATACTTCGTGGTTCATGATGATTTCGTCGCGGTTATTAATCGCTCTGTCACGAATCACTATAGTGTCCTGTGCATGCGCAAGGTCGATTTCGAGTTTGTTAATGCGATCTTGCAAACGGATAATTTCTTCGTTCATATCTAGCTCCTTTGCTATAACTTTCTAAAAGGTTCGTTACGGTTTCCCCCGCAACAATTTAACTATACGCCCCAAAGTTTGGGAGTGTAAAGGCATAGGGTCTCAAAGTACGTCACAGCAGGAAAGTAGGCGTCTACCTCTCCGCCGTAGTCTTTGTAGTTGAACGTTCGTACCGTGTTACCATCACCATTTTGGATAAAGTAGCAAGGTCCGTGGTCCTGTGTCAGTTGACCTTCGTACAATCGGTACTCAGGTTTACCGTCCGGGTCTCGTGATTCACCGAGGATCTTACTCGGCCAGATCTTCTGTTGTTCTTTATCGTGGTACAACTCAGCGTAGCCGAGAGTCATTTCTTTTTCTCCACCGCCAGTGCACAGAAATCATTAAAGCGAACACGAGGGCGTGCAACGTCCGCAAAAATCGATCCTTCTGGTCCCGGAATAACAGCCGGTGGGTGGAACATACATAGACCATCTTCTGAGGTCATCTCACGAATGTACTGGCTTTCACGGTAGTACAGACATTCCTCACAATAAATCGTACTCATCTCATTTCCTTTTGATTACAGCTGCACCGAAGCTGTTGCCGTCTTCATTCCAAAACGTCCAGCCCAGTTCTTCAGCTCGTTGTTGTAAGTAATCTCGTTGCTCGAACGAGTAGTACGCCACGACATGATTCTTCTCGGTCTTCGTTAGAAGTCGATCGATCGTAGCTTTGTAACTATCATTCAGCGTCGTCATAATCGTCCGCAGCATGCTTAGAAATGTAGTCCTGAACAACGGGACAGTCTTCAGGGGACGATACCGTACAGTCGTAGGCTCCGGGTGAGTCGCCTGTGCCTGAGAAATCAGAATAGTACTTTCCGAACTCACATTCAGCGCAGTCTTCTGCAGTTACTACATTGGTAAAAACATGGTCGATCATTAAATCCCAATCACGGTTGCTCATCTATCTCTCCTTATTCGCAACGCCACACACGGATGCCGTTCGCATCGGGTTTTGTTACTGTTCTGATTCCATACTTCTTATGTGCGTTTGTACGGGATTGGTTTAGTCGGTTACGCAGACGGCTCAACGTATCGCTACCGTCAGTACGAACTGGAACATAAAAGCTATCGCCGACGTTCATCTTTTCCCATGGGTACACTGAAGCAGCATGCTCAAATACTTCTGGCATTGGGACGTTGTTTTCGATTTCAAAAGACATAAAGGCTCCTATGGGATAAGTTGAATAATTATCAAGATGTCTGCAATCAGCACCAGTAAAGCGGCTGCGATAATGATGTCAAGCAAGAAGTATCTACGCACGTGATTAATCCTTAAGTCTACGGTCAATATAGTCACACACAGCGTTGTAAACAGTCGCGGTTTGTGCACCGATATGCCACATCGCAATCTCTTCTGGACGCGCACCGAGTTCAGGTTTATCGTCGAAGTATCCCGGTCCGTTCTTCCAATTATAAATTGTGAACGGTTGGTCATCGATCGTACCCACCCACTCGTAATCAACTTTGTAGCGATCACCACGCGAGTTGTAATCACCAAACATCTGCTTAAGCTGGTCGTATCGCAAATGGATATAGCCGCGTAATCCGCAGCCATCGGTGTTGGTTTCAGGACTCATAAACACGATCGGCTGATCGTTCTCAACATACATATAGGGGTTGTGATAGTCAGCCGGTTCTATAGGTCTAGCAATGTTCATATCAATCTCCAAGGGCCACGGTCCCCCGAAGGGGACCTGTGGGTCATTAGCCAAGTTGAATATATCCGCCATCGATCAATGCTTGACGATAGAAGGTATAGATACGCTTCGGCTCTTGCTTGGTCTTGAGACCGTTCTTGATCAGGTTGTCGATCACTTCCTGCTGCGTGGACTTACCGCCCAACGCATCTAAGGTTGCGAGGACTACACGGGCTTGTGCGGCCATCTTAACGCCGTCTTTCGGCTTGGATACCAACTTAACCGGACGGGTATCGAACGCTCCGCCACGGGTTCCTGCGGTCTTAGGAGCCGGAACAGCGGCGGTCTTTTTAGCACGGGGTGCTGGGGTCTTCTTCACAGAAGTTACGGTTGCAGTCTGCATAACATTCTCCTTTCTATCAGACTAAGGTTTTCGCCAGATCACGCATCTGACGTAGGGTACGAAGCTCAATCTCAATCTCCGCTACGGCTTGTAGCAAACGATCAAGTGAATCTTCGGAACACTTGGTTACAGCTTTCTTGAAGTAAGCGCGCTTCACACGCATTCCTCCTTCTGGGCTGAGTTCAATAGCATCAATCGAACCGCGCTTGTGCAGGTATCGAAAGCTGCTACTGATATCAGCCGCTTTACATCCTTTCGGAAGAAGCTGCTTATGGTTGTTGATGAACTCGGATGGAGTCATCGGTTGCGAGGTGAGGTTCCTCATAATAATCGAACTATATTCAGTGTACATATCTCTATACTCTCTAAGTTGCAAGCTGCTTTACTACAGCTTATTTTTAACTATAGCCCCCACTTTAAGGAATGTAAAGGCAGAGCTAAGACGCGGCTAGAGCAAGCCAAACAAATGCGAACGCTACGATAAGAAGCGGGCGTAGCACCCGTCCAAGTAAACAAAATATCTCGATCATACATATTAGTGGTGATTGTTAGACACAAGGTGTAAGAAAGGCTTTGCAGCTTCAGTGTTATCGTTATCTTCGATGAACCCTTTAGCAATAAGCCACGGCATGTAATACTCAACCAACATATCTTCGTTGTAGCTCGGTAACTCGATACCGGCTTCGATCATCGCAAAGGACATCTCCTTGGTAAGGGACTCGTCTTGTAAGAACCTAGCGGCTAACCACAATCCGAGTGCGGTTTCCATACGCAGGTCAAGCTGGACGACTTTATCTTTCTCATAGTTACTATCTGACATGAATATCCTTGGAATAAAAAAGACCCCTCCGAAGAGGGGTCAAACTGGAGGCTACGCTGCTTTTGCGTAATCGAGGGCTAGGTCAAGTGCGCGAGCCTTGAGATTGGCTCCCTGACCAAACCACGCACGGTGCAGCGCATTACCGGATTCGGTCTCATTGCGCATGTGGTCTTCAACATAGGTTACAGCATTCAGTGCCCCCCACCAAGTACCCTTGCTGGACTTGAGGTCTGCACCCGGCTGACGCTCTACGGCTTCGAATACAAGCTCAGAGGTCTTGTTCATCTGGTCACGCATAGGCGTTTCTTTATCGATCGGCGTACCGTCAGCACCAAGCAACGCTGGCTGGTAGAGTCGAGAAATAAAGTTGATGACATTGCTGGTCTCAGCCTTGCTCTCGCACAAGAACTCAGCAGCTTCCTTAAACTTGGTCATGCTCGCAGCACTCAAGCCTAACGCTTCTTCTGCTCGTGCAACGACATCACCCTCGAACGCTTGTATGTGTGGCATACGGAAGCTACCGAAGCCTGATTCGCTCAACGCAAGCTGTAGGGTATTGTTACATACCACACGAATCGGTGTGAGCTTGATGATCATGCTCTTACCAACGATATGCGGCTGGTTGATGAGCAGGTATCCCTTAATCTCATCGCCACCGGGAAGAACAAAGTCGTCTGCGATCTTAGCAAGGCCCCATATTTCGCTACCACCTTTCAAGCTACCGGCGGTTTCCATCGTCATGTGACCCGCTTCAGTAAAACGCTTAAAGAAGTCGAAGATCTGATCGTTCTGAATTGGTACATAGTTCGTACCGGCTGGAGACAGAACACGGTTGTCGCTATCGCGCACAATAAAGTACGAATTAACCGCTTGAATAAGACCTACGTCTTCGCTCCACTCTGGGCTATCCAGTGTGTACGCTGGACGCTTAGAAACGGTCCAAGTAAGACCGGCAGCTTCCATCATTTCTTCCGGTGTCATGTCCGGACCAACTTCTACGCCAAGGCCATGCCACGGGCGATCACCCGTCCAAGCCATAGTTTCTATTTCATGAGCCATATTACTCTCCTTTCTAAAGTCAACGGTTTGCGCTAACGCTCATCGCTAGCTACCCCTAACTTTAAGCCCCAAAGTTACGGACTGTAAAGGCAGCGTTTTAGACTTCGCATTTACCGCCGGGACAGCTCTGATGTTTAACAGCATCTTCGATAGCTGCTCTACGCTCTTCAAAGGGACCGAAGATAACATCCTCTTCATTATTGAAGTACCAGTACCAGCCATCTGATTTTTGTATAAGAACGATTTCCATTACCCCTCCAGTGTTTTGAGCAGTTGATTCCAGTCCACTGCTTTGATATCCCATACATGATACGGAGCCACATTCAAGCCCTCGTCAGCGAGTTCTCGTGCCAAGGACCCCGGATACAGGTACAACTCTTTTGGCGTCTTCACAAGTACGAAGGTTCGACCTCCGACTTTGCTGCGCCGTAATAGCCACGCAACCTGTTCTGGCCTCAGTGCTACTTTCTTGGTCGTTGTATATTTTAACTCGACCCAAAACTCTGTACCATCTTTACAGCCGTTTATGTCCGGTATCCCTCGACTGGTCATACCGCTTTCGAGACGCTGTAGATCAGCATCTTTAATGTTTGCTCGAACGAGCTTCCAAAGTCCTGCTTCTGACATTAGTCTAGGTATGTGTTTGCTTCGATGTACTCCTTCATAAACTGAAGGTTCGCGGTGCGTATCACCCAATAACTAACTGAGCGTTGCGCGAGGCTGCGATCTTTTGCAGTGTTCAGGATCGTGTGTGCTTTAAGTAGTTCTGCTGTAACACCTTTATGAAGCTCTCTAATAGTCTTCGACTTCATTTTGCTTCTCCCCAACTTGGACCTGTTTCAACATCCACAACGAGGGGTACAGACATCTCGACGCAGTGTTCCATGATGTGTTGTATTTGCAACTCATCCTGTTTATTTGCTACCGAGAAGTCCAACTCATCATGCACCTGTAGGTGTGGAAGGAACCCTTCTTTCCAAAGAAGCTGCATCGCTTTCTTAGTCATGTCCGCTGCGGATCCTTGAATAAGTCGATTCATCGCTTTATAAGTGAACGCTCTGCGAATGGCTCCGACACACTCTAGCTTCGCTTCCTCTGCTGAGTTGTAAAACTTCCGACTGCCAAACTGTGAAGGTTCCCATTTATCGAAGCGACACTTGCGACCGAGTAGAGTACGAATCGCTCCAGCCTGTGCCGCCTTCCGACTACAGAAGGTACTTAGTCCGCGCATGAACGGGACCTTTGCGTGATACTCAGCAAAGAGTTGTCCTGCTTCCTCGACCGTTAGCTCAAGTTCATTCGCTAACTTCTTCTGGCCCATACCGTATGCAAGTCCGAGGTTGATGTTCTTTGCTTGCTTACGAGTAATCCCCGCCATATCTGCAACCATCTGATGGAAGTCAGTATTGGGATCTTTGTTATACGCCTCAACAACATCTGCTGCGCCTTGTAGATTCAAGCGATGAGCATAATGGGCCGTGATTCGTGGTTCCTGTGCGGAATAGTCGAACGCCCCCCAATAGCACCCTTCTTCTGGAATGAATAGGCTGCGGATCATCTTACCGATCTCAGGGTCACGAGCAGGCACTTGTTGTAGGTTAGGGTTGGAGTAACTAAACCGACCGCTCACCGTACCACCATCGTCCGAGCGTAGCGGATGAAGTTCCGCGTGTATTCGACCTTCGGTGTGATGCTCTAGGATCATCTTCTCGATGAACGTAGTGCGTGCTTTGTTTAACTTACGCGCCTCGACAATAAGTTGAGGTAACTCATGTTTGTGAGACTCTAACCATGATGCTTGAAAGCTAGGTGCGCCAGTCTTTTCAGTGCGAGGGTACGGTAGCCCTGCATTATCAAAGATCTCAGCCAGTGATGCGTTCGCCCATATCTGAGGCTCGACACCGTAGTCCCGCTTAATCTTCATAAAGATTTCAAGTTCACGGGCTTTCAGTTTTTTGGAGTACTCTTCTGCTCGATCCAAATCGACACGCACCCCTCTGGCTCGCATTTCAACCAGCATCGGAGTCAGTGAAGACTCTAGCTCAAAGATCTGCCACAGGTCTTGTTTTTCTAAATGGATCTTCAGCGTATTCCATAGCTTCAAGGTCAACGCTGCATCTTGCTCGGCGTATGTGCCTACGAAGTTTGCAGGTAGTCGCCACATCTCAGACTTCGGATTAAAGCCGAGTGCTTCAGCTGCTTGAATCAGTAGCTTCTCGTCCTTCTTCTCGCCGAGGTAATCTTTACCGAGCGCATTAAGTGCATACGACCAGCGGTCTTCGTTAATCAACGGAGCTGCAACCATCGTATCAATAATGTTGTCGGTAATATGAACATCGACTGTCCGTAGCCAGCCGACGTCATACATGGCGTTATGAAACAGCTTCTGTGCTCCGGGGTTTCCATCCATCTGGTTCTTAAACCACCGCAGGACTTGCTTGCGATCAAGATTACCACCGCCTTCGTGAGCGATCGGAAAGTAACCCGACCATCCCTCGACTGCGACTGCAATACCGACCACCTCGCCTTCTTTCCGCGCCCAGCCCGGTCCACGGACCGTGAGGCTTGGGTCACGAGTTTCTAAGTCGATGGCAATAAGTTTTTCTTTAGATAGGTCTGGAAACGAGTCCGGTGCTATCCAATCGCTTTCTGGTAGTTCCACGTTCTTCTTAGCCTTTGGCACGAGTAATCTCTTCTTCGACTAGCAACAGATAACGACGTAGATCTTGAATGTCATCGAGGATGCCTTCAGCGCGTGTATCTTTCTTATAGGTCTCAAAGATGTCCCAGCCGTTTGGTTTAACTTGGTTTTCGATACGGTCCCACTTACGAGCCAGCATCATGAATGCGCCTACACCACCACGCTGCTTCCAGCTATCGCCATAGGATTGACCAGCCTTAACCAAGGCTTCTTGATCTTTCAGAGCGATCTGCTTTACCCGCTCATAGTTTGTTGTTGACATACTTGTCCTCCAGTTCATATGTAATTTGTTTAGCGTGTTCCGCTATATCATCTAGCTCATAGCACTTCTTGCTTGGATCTTGTTGTAAAACTAGAACCTTCTTAGCCATGCAAAGTGCTACATCTAGGATCTCCTCAATGCTGTGATTTCTCGTCATAGTTCTTCCTTCTTCTTTCTAACCACTGTACGCAAGCGATACGCCAATCCGGTGCTTTACAAAGTGCCATCGTTTCTAGCGCACCGTCGTAATCTCTAGCTTGGTGTAAACGATAAGATAATGCCATCGGAATCGCTACATCTGAGAAGAAGGTGTTCTCGAAGTTGAAGGCCCAGTTTTCATCCATGAACATGCTTAGTTCATAGAGCCATGTATCGGTGTCCTTTACCAATGGATAAGGAACGATGCTCTCATACTCGTAGGGGTTATGTAGATCCTTCTGAATATGCATAACACGCTTGTATAGATCGTTGTCGTAGACGTGCAGGCTATCGCTAATCTGATTGTAGACACCAACGTCCACACCGATCATTGCAGCCATATATTCTTGTAGTACTGAGAAGTGAACTGCATTAGCACCATACGCACCCCAGATCATATCGTTGGAGCGATTACATACGGTCATGTTTAACTTACCACGACGCACCTTGAAAAAGATGTGAGTATTACAAGGCTGATCTTTTGTATCGAGGTCTAGATCGTGACGCACGTCCCACATGCCGACCACACATCGGCGATCGTTCGGATCGTTACGCAACCGCTTTATGACAATAGCAAGCTGATTACGATCAAAGTGATGGATCCACCGATAACCATAAGCACCATTAAAAGTCTGTCCATCATCGGAAAACTGCTCCATGGTTTTGACGTAGTCCGTTAGATACTTAACATCGTTGCGGCCTGCAAGCATCCAAAGGCTTTCCATCAGATGAAAGAATGGGTTAGCGTCACGCTCTGGGTAGAATAAAACTCGCTCTGTTGGCTTGAAGTATGTTGTAGTAACTGGCTCTATGAATTCTATGGTATTACCGTTGCGGCTACGCTGGTAATCTCCTCTTCCTTTAATTGCATCTAGTCCGAGGAATAGTGCCTCTTGCACATTTCGTGCACGTATCGTGATCATAATTACTCCTTTGATTAAAGCGCCCCGTATCGTGGGGCTTACGGTCGGTTCCCAGTTACATGCTGTTTCGGAGGACTAGCCACCAAGGAGAACTGTGCCGACGGTGTGGGTTTTCAGGGATATGAAACCTACGGCACTCCACACCCACCGCCGCTACTGGTCAAAACGTACTAAAAACCCCAGTAGCTATTGACAGCCATCATATTTACAACGAGTACTGCCTTCACCATTTTCTATTCGCAGATATTTATCGAACTCACAACAGAGTCCTTCTGCGTCTCGCATTTCAAAAGGTCGTACATAGTCTGCACTGTGATCGTTGATAAACTTCATCAACTCTTGTAGCTCAGACTGCCAGTCATGTTTCTTACTGGTGTATTTCAAGTCTCTACCGTGAAGTCTATTTAGTCCACGCATACATCCGGGTCCGGGATTCGCCCACGTCAGAATATCGTCTGCGTCTTCTAGCACATGGGTATGTCGTAGATCGGTAATTACTTCATACGCCATGAACGGTCCCATGTATGGAAACTCTTTCAATATGTCCCAAGACTTTTGCAGATTTTTAATAGAAAGTATCGTCTTATACAGGTCTTTCCGCGCTGGCCACATCTGATCAATCGCCCATCGGATACCGGTTAGCTTGTCGTAACCGTTCGGCGACTTGATTACATAGGCTGAAGTAATCCACTTTGGTTGTGGTCGGATCATACGATCCGCTAACTCTGAATCCCAAAGGGTGTACAGCTTATGTCTCAATAGCGTTTCGCCTGTCTCGATAAGATTAAACCAGCGGAAGATCACAATAGCCATTAGCACATCAGGATTGTTGCGCAAAGGTTCACGCACATTCTCTCGAAGCCAACGGGTATTGCGATCATCCTCACGGAAGACATTGCAAAACTTATGTGTCTGCAATATACGATCCGTGGTCCACGGTTTAGGACTCTGGTTTACCTCTTTCTCGATACGAATACGCTCTCGCTCATTAACCCAATACAGAGCCTTTTCAAGCTTATCTGAAAGCATTACTTCTTCCTAAGTACCCAGCCTGCGTTGTTCGAAACTTCTGGGTAAGGCATCGCAAGAATCATTCGCTGCCATTGCTTACCGAAGCGTTCCATGATCATGTCTACTTGGTCAGGGGACCATCGTCCATGCAGCTTTTGAGCCTTTTTGAAATTGGGCAGCTGTATAAAGTTTCCAACGACGGATTTGATCTCAAAGTACTTATCAAGCAAGTCTCGCAGCTCTTGGAATCCCCACTCGTAGACGTGGTCTTCTGGCAGTTTTTCATTACTACCGTCGTGGTTCGGTGTGGAGACGTAGGCAAGTCCACCGGGGCGAAGTACTCTGGCGGCTTCTGCGATCCATGGTTCGATGAACTCTCGACCCATGTGTTCGATAACTTCTGTCGTGTAGAAGAAATCAATATATTCGTCTTCGAGAGCCAGCTTTGGATTCGTCGTGAGGTCTTGAATGCGAACCTCGCCATTAATCGTCTTAAACCATGCGCTGTCATGGATGTCTTCTCCACCGTTAGGCCAATACGGATGTTCCTGCTGGCAGGCTGGATCGATGTCATACCCAACATAATGTTGGACCACGTCCGCCTTCTTTACGGTGTAGGCTTTGTATAGCACACGCATCGGCCATACCTCGCCGCAACCGATCTCTAGGATACGGATCGGGCGACCAAGTGCCTTAGACTCTTCGATAGCCATTGTTACCATCTTGTCATAGCGACTCATGTGAGTCAGCTCATCTGGACGCCAGTTGCCAAGGACTCCGGCAGAGGCCAGATCCATGCGAGTATTTTTGGAATCGTTGATGTTTTCTTTCAGCTTTCTGCGAATAGATGCCATGCATCCTCCTGTTAAAGTGCGTGGGGCCGAAGCCCCACGAGGGTTTCGATTATTCCACTACGATCCAGCCCTTCTGGAGCAATTGACGGCGGTAAAATTTCCATACCTTGCGGGGGTGCTGCTTAGTTGACAGAACGCTTTGCAGCTTCTGAAACAGCTCACCAAGCGGCATCTTTCCACCGTTGTCGTCCAGAGTGAACAAAATGTCACGCATTTGCGGCGACACCTTATCACTTTGTTCTGGGACCAGTTTGAGAACAATCATTGCATCATCCTTCAGACGCTTACCGTGAAGGGGGTGATGTTCTTTAGACATAAGAGTCTCCTTATCGAATTGTCAAGTAGGCTCTACTTTCTCTTACCTACCGCCCTATTATAGCCCCCAAGGGCAAGAACGTAAAGGCAAAAACTTTATAGCGGAAAGTATTTTTCCGTGGTTGGTTCGATGAGATGCAGACTTTTCTTAGCCCGCGTCAATGCAACATACATAACTCTGGTCTCATCGTCCGGATTACGCTCAAAACTTTTGAAAGTCTTGCCGGAAAGATCGGTCAGCACCATCACATGGTCTGCCTCCCCACCTTTTGCACCGTGAATGGTCGACAGTTTGATACGGGGCTTCTTGGTAATTTCCTCGCCTCTTCTAAGCATTGCGGCTAGATAGCTGCGCTCGGCTACGGTAAGCCCGTTGAGGCTGTCTTCCCAACTCCCCTCTACCTTTACGTCATAGTGCTGCTTAAGCTGGCGTAACGAGAGCCGTGTTTCAGGGTCCGCGTTCTCCAGATCTTTGACCTTGGTCCCCCGGATATAGGTTAAGCAATTCTTAACCTCTCCAACGCTTAGGGACTCACCAGAGATTAACCGCTGCCACTCTTTGATCGCAAGAATCTTTTTCTCAGCGATACTGTTTCGACCCCGACGTTCAAAGAAGTAGCCCTCCTCACGACAGAACGTATCCAGCTTATCCAAGTGGTAGTTCGATCTTGCAAGAAGCAGCCACGACCCATCGTGAAGGTCTACGTTTTCGTAATACGGATCGTGAATAATCGCCCCTTCCTCCCGTTTCGCTTTCCACTCTTTAGGGACGCGATTGCTCACTCTTTTGATAACAGAGTCCGAAAGGTCGTGAATAGTCTTTGGAATACGGTAGGACTGGTCGAGGACAGTGGCTCGTCCACGTGAGAGATTAACAAAGTAGTCCACGTCTGCACCAGCCCAGCGAAAGATGGCCTGATCATCGTCCCCCGCGATATAAACCCGGTCAGAGTTTTGTGCAATCTTGTGTACCACCTGCCATTGCAGCGGACTTAGGTCCTGCGCCTCATCAATAAAAACCACATCAAATTTTGGGCACACCCCTTGTGCAACAAAGTCTACGAGCATGTCCGTAAAGTCACGAACCAACATACGATCTTTATAGTTGCGTAACGCCCGTGAGATGCGCTCAAGCTGAAACCAATCTACATTCCACTCGTTATTGTGGTCATGTTCATCGTAGATCTGACGTAAAGGAATCATTCGCATTCTTGCGAGGTTATCCATAACAAGTAACTGTTCGTCACGGCTCATGTTCCATGAACCTGCTTCCTCGGATGCAAGTGATCCTGTTAGACGAAGCCCAAGATCCTCACCAAATTCTTTGAAGTTTGCTGCGGACATAACCACTTCACGAGTTAGCCCCAACTCTTGAAAGCAAAACGAATGCAGTGTTCTAAAGTATGGAAGCTGTTTTGGAGCCAGCTCAAACTTTTCCATCGCACGATCACGGCCTTCCGTCGCAGCTTTCTTAGTAAACGCGAAGTAACCAATACGTTCAGGATAAGTACCTGAGTCTAACTCCTTCTCGATTAGGTGCATCAGAGTCGTCGTCTTTCCTGTACCCGGAGGTCCAAGGATGATGGACCATTTATCTGGTGTCATATTGGACTTTCCTCCATCGTTTCAGGAAGCGTGTATGGACCATCAATCAAAGCGTACTCAGGTACTCGCCAAAGATTCACACCCTTACCTTTGATATTAAAGAACCCTTTCGCAGCCTTCGCATCGTTATTGTTCATCGCAATAATTCGAGCAGTAATCTGTGTTCGAGTGTAGTCCTTAAAGTTGTTTCGTGTTAGAAACGCCTGTAGATCTTTAAGTCGGAAGTATGTATAACCGTCCTCGGACCATGGTTTACCGAGCATGATCTCATCCTTGTTCTTCGCTTGTGAGCGATCAGTACAGAAGGATTCAAGCAACTCGTGAAACTGACCTTCAGTCGATACTTCGTTAGACACTTCGATCAGCTCAACGTTATCTAATAGTTGCTGCACAACCTGCTGCCATGTTGGTGGCTTAAGCACCGGAGGCATACGGTTCAGAGCATTCATACACTTGCGCTGAAAGCGTTGCTGATTTTGAAGATCTTCGGTCTCAAGTTCTAAACGACCATCCTCAACATCCAAGAACCAGATTGGTGGATCCGACTCAAACTTGGATAGCGTACCGAACATCGGCATGCCACCAGTAGATCCGATGCCATACTTTCGAGTACGACATAAGGCTGAGTTGCAATGATTTACAAGAGGCTGTTCATTACAACGATAACCATACTCTTTATTCTTTAACGTCTTTTGCAGCGTTAGTATTTCCGTCGCCGCCAGTGGTGGCTGCATGTGGTCTCGGTTGATCTCTTCGATCTTAGTGTGCCAGTCATCCGGGAACCTACGCTTGAGATAAACCCCGATGTTAAAGAGGCCATTGTTCCGAGTGCCTTGAGGAAACCCTTGCTGTGCGAGGTGGACCAAGCATGGAGGTCCTTCTTCCAACCATTCGACTTCATCGACCTGTACCTTTATCTTGAGCTTCTTAAACTGTTCGTGTGTTACCTTGTGGCTTTCAGCTCGTTCAAGGAACTCGTCTACGGATAATGCATCACCGTTATCGTCAAGTGCATATCTTGTAGTGCTATCACCTGCGAAGTATGGCATGTTCAAACAGTTGCCACGATCCCCGCGCTCAAGAAGGAGTTTAGTCTGTTTTGGAAAAATCTCTGCTTGACCCTGACCAATACCTGCTGCGATCTCTCGCAACTTATTCTGCATCTTTCGTGCAGCGATCGGTGAAGTCATGAACAGATAGATGTGCGCTCCGCCGCTCTTACTACGGCAGATCGTCATCGGTAGTTCTAAATCGTTCAGTTGTTTAGCCAGACTCTTGAGGTCTAGCTGGTAATCATCGATATCTATTGCACCCCAAAAACATGAGTTGTCCTCACGGATTGGTACGATGCCTATTGACTGCTCTCCAGATAAGTGTTTTTCCCATAATTCTAGTACTCGCTCCTCGGATAAATCTTCCGAGACCATCACCATGCGCCCTTGCCGCTTCCCGTCTGCTCTTTCTTCTCCGGCAGTAAATTTACCGTAGGCTTTCGTTAGACCGGCAAGGAGAGATGCGAATCGCTCCGCATACGTCATAAACTCTCCTTTGGAAAAAGGGCGACTCCGAAGAGCCGCCCCGCCGATTACATGATGTCTTCAGCGTCGAAGGTATCACCGGAAGTAGAGCCACCAGCTTGTTCTTCCTGCTGGACCTTAACTTCGTTAGACTTAACAGCCTTGCTGAAAGTCATTGCAGTACCGACTAGATCCTGATCTTCAGGAGACAAAGGTCCTTGAAGCCCGATGCCCCAGCCATACCAGTTACCCATGTCGTTCTGCTGATGAATCGTAGTCAGACGATAACGGTTCAAGAACATTGGAGCGGGTACACGCTGGCCCTTAGAGTTTAGACGAGTCTGCATCTTCATGGTAGTCACCCACTTACGCGCTTTGGTGAGCTGAGAGGACTTCATGGGAATAACGGCCTGAGAGATATTACCGTTGTCATCTTCGAGCAACACATAGAAGTATGCGGTCTCTTCGACATAGTTACCGTTGTCAAGAACATACTTACCTTTATCATCTTTGGTAGCCATATCAAGAATGGAACGTGATTCGTGTTCCTTGATAAGACCAAGACCGCTCTCGCGTGGAGCCCATTCAACATACGCCTTACGATATGCGCATGGGATCACATTAACGCCTTCCTCACCGTCGTACACGGTTGCGGTAACGCTGTTATAGATGTAACCTGCTTCTGCACCTTCTACATATGCGCCATCACGCTTATTTACTTGTGGGCTTAACGCTTGAAGTATCTGTAGTAAAGGGATCGCCATGTCATCTTTAGAGACATCTTCAAGCCCAGTTTCCAAATCATCAAACGACTCGTCCAGTACAAGTAGTGCTTTTGGTTCATTATCCACCACCGCTAGGTCTGCTTTCTTAGTTGGCATAACAATCTCCTTTAGGATTTAACGATCTTAGTTTTAGAGCCGATAAAGATACCGAACAGTTGTTCAGGAATATCGACACCTTTCTGGGTCTGCTCTTTAGCCCAAGCCTTGAGCGTAGAAGCATGAACAGACTTCTTGTCGGTGGGGATTAGACCACGCGCACGAAGTGCATCTACGGTTTCATGTGCCTTGGTGTCTTCATCTTTATTGAAGCGCACCGTAACTTCATGCTTGATGATGTCCGCATAGCCGTGGTCCTCCAACCAACCGAACGCTTCTATTTCACGCTCTTTGGAGATATACGCACTAACGAAATCAGTAACCGTAATCTTGGTTCCATCTTGCAGCTTAATCTCGGATAAGCCGGACTCGTTTAACGCTTCCGGTAAGTCTTGTTCAGACACCTTACGAAGATCTTCTTTTGCAATCTTCAGGTCCTGTTCAAGTTCTTCGACACGCTGCTGCAGCATAATCTGCTGGTTTGCTAACTCTGACACGCGTGATAACGAGGCGTCGTCTGGGGCATCCCCAAACTCTACATCGTCTGCGCCGAGTAGATCATCTAGATCAAAAGTCGACATTATCTATCTCTCCTTTCTTACGCTTTACACGAACAGGAATACTCGGTTGAGTTGCTCTTGGAGCATCACTCAGTTCGTACTCTTCTCGTGAATTATTCAGATCAACACTGATTGGAAAATACTGGCTTGTGAACTTATCCCACTTCAGCAAATTAAAAACCCCGTTGTTAGCCTTTGCTGCAACCGCACACGCTATGCCAATAGCTGCGGGGTCGCCCATCAAAAGTAGATAGTCCTCCTTCGAGAATTTACCAAGAGCTTTGTTTAACCTGCGAACGGTAGGACCGGGACTCAAGACAATATTTGCATTGGAAGGTAGAAGCACTTCTAGTTCGCCAAACTCGCGAGCCGGAAGGACATTCCTACCATTAGCTTCTTGAATTACATAAACGGTCATTACTATCCTCTCTGTTTGCGGTAGGGTCTTGCCCTAACCGTAGCCCTATTATAACGACCAAAAGGGCGGAAGTAAAGCGGCCCGCTAGGGTACGCCAGAGCCTATCGGAACGTATAGTGTTTTTAGATCTCGTTTTATAAAAAATTTTTAAAAAATCGTTCGAAAAAAGTAATAAAGTAATAGAAGTCTTCGATTCCCGTTTAAAATCGAGGAGTTAGAGTCTATTAGTAAGCTATTGTTTAAGTTTAAATCTATTAGAGTTTTAATAGATTGTATCAAAGGGTTAAGAACATCTTAAGTCAACCTATCCCCTCGGCAAAAATCCTATTACTTGTTTTAATAATTTTATCTCTGTTAAAAATACTCTATGCGTCGTTTACTTTCTGCCCGTTCTACGTTATACTTGCCCGTAGAAAGAAGAACTAGGAACCTCCTATGGAACAAAAATACCGGTTTAAGCACCAGCCCTACGCACATCAGTTAAAAGCGTTAAAGGATTCTTGGAACAAGAACGAATGGGCTTGGCTAATGGACATGGGCACAGGTAAGACTAAAGTCGCCATTGATAATATGGCTGTGCTGTACGACAAGGGAGCAATTACAGGCGCACTGATTATTGCACCAAAAGGTGTTTACCGTAACTGGACGGATAAAGAAATTCCGCAACACCTTCCTGAACACGTGGAGTATCGCGTAGGTACATGGTCCTCGGCTCTTAGTAAGCAGGAAGAGCGTAAGATCATCGATCTCTTTGATCCAGATATCCATGACCTAAAGATTCTGGTTATGAACGTAGAGGCATTCTCTTCGGGTAAGGGTACGAAACTCGCTGAGAAGTTTCTGTTAGCACACTCGACCTACATGGCGATTGATGAAAGCACTACGATCAAGAATCCGAAAGCTAAACGCACCAAGACTATGGTGAAATTAGGAAAATTTGCGAAGTTCCGTAGGATCATGACCGGTAGTCCGGTAACGAAATCCCCTTTGGATCTCTACTCGCAGTGCGAATTCTTGAATCCTCAGCTTCTAGGGTTTCCTAGCTACTACTCGTTCTGCGTTCGCTATGCAAATATGATCAAGCGCAGCAGCGGTAGTCACACCTACCATCAGATTCTTGGCTTCCAAAACCTTGATGAGCTTTCTGAAATCTTAAAGAGCTTCTCCACCCGTGTTCTGAAAGAGGAATGCTTAGATCTCCCAGAGAAAGTATTTACGACTCGTCGGATCGAAATGACTCCTGACCAGAAGCGTATGTACAAAGAGATGAAGAAGTACGCAATGGCCGTAATCAACGAGGAAGGAGCAGCTGTATCCGCCACCGTTGTAATCACTCAGCTACTCCGGCTGCATCAGATAAGCTGTGGCTTTGCTACCTCGGACGATGGTACTGTAACCAAGATTCCGAACAACCGCCTTAGTGAGCTGATGTCGATTTTGGAAGAGACAGACGGGAGGGTAATTCTTTGGGCTACCTATCGCCACGATATTCAGCTGTTGGAAGAAGAAATATCCAAGGCCCATGGTCCAGAGTCCGTGGTTACTTATTACGGAGACACCACCGTAGAAGAACGCCGAGAAGCGGTGAAATCGTTTCAGGATCCGAATAGTCCGGTACGGTTCTTTATCGGAAATCCGTCTACGGGCGGGTATGGCTTGACTTTGACAGAGGCGAACACGGTAATTTACTATTCAAACAGCTACGATCTAGAAAAGCGGCTACAATCTGAGGACCGTGCACACCGTATTGGGCAGACCAAGAGTGTGACGTATATTGACTTAATCGCCGAAGGAACCGTTGATGAGAAGATCGTGAAGGCTTTGCTAAATAAGCAAAATATCGCGAATCAGATCATGGATGAAGAATGGAAAGAATGGCTAAAACAGGAGTAACCCATGCCAAAGATTGAACAACAAGCCACTGTTGGTGGTACTCGTGAAGATGGCTCTACCATCCTCCTACCGGAAGTCGAGGTCAAAATTGAAAACGCTGCTACTGGCGAAGAATACGATGACGATAATGCGGCTGCGGCAGATGTAGCAAATCCGGCTACTGCTACCACTGATGCAGATATCAAGCGCAGTGTAGCGATTCGTGTATTGAAAGGTGTTGGAGCAACAGGCGACGCAGGTATTTAGATTTTTCACCTGTCAGCGGTTGACAGGCTGTGCTATTTGACATGAGAACTCCGGTAGCACAGGGTTGATGGACGGCACACCGGCTGTCGAAATCGCAAGCCGGTATTATTCTCCTCGGTCGATCTCTACGACTGTTTCTTGATCAAGGTTCAAGGTCCCTGCTCGCTGCAACTCTTTGCATAAGACATAGCGAGTGTACCGATTCTCGACTACTTCGTAATGTGTACCGCCGAGCCAAAACTTCTCGCCATCGAGTACGCTACCGAGATCTGTCTCAATTTTCATGGATGTATACAAACTACGGTTGGATCCAGACATGGAGTAACCTCCAAATTTCCGTACAGCCGAAGCTCATCTTTAGTCATTGTTAGGTGACGCAGCTCAGCGCATCCGGAAAGAAAACTGGCTACAACCACCCCGGCCAGCACGAGACGCAAGTTTCGGGTTGCTCGAAACTGGTGGCCTACTCCCCCCTGTGCCTGAGAACGCATCGGGTATGTGTTTAAGGTTTCGGCCATAGATCATTTTTTCATCAAGCACTTGCCCGCCGCCTTACATTTTGCAGGAGACTTGCAATGTGCACAAGGTTTAAACGCAGCTTTTTTCTTAGTGGTCGGTTTACGCATGGGGATCTCCTTATGACTTACCGAGGTAGAAAGAACCAGCAGCCAAGATAGAAATCTTGAGCCACTCAAATGCAACAATCGCATTTTCTAAACGCACAAATTCAGTCTGGGTCTTCGTTGTGTCGATCAGGCCCATAAAATTGAACCCAGTCGTGCGCTCAACTGGAACCAAAATATCAAGCCCCGTTAGACCACCCATCATGGCCCATGCTCCTAGACCAATCATGGACAGCACGAAAATGCGACGGGTCATCTTAGCAAAGGGATCATTACCTACTCGTGCGGCTGCGGCATCGGCAGCCTTAGTTGCACGTTCAGATGCGGCATCGGCCTCTTCGGTCTTAGCCTTCATCATGTTCATCATCATCTCATTCTGCGCTTTCTTCGCTTCCTGAGCTTTATCAATCATTTTGAAGATTCCGCCGAGGGTTGCGCCCCCAGCCATCGTCATTAACTCAATAGGAATCATGTCAGCGTCCTCCCCTGAATTCGGTTTCAAAGAAATAATAGATAAGTCGAATAGCTGAAGCAGCATCCCGACGTCTATCATGGGTTAGCTCTCCCGGTTCCGTGAGAATTTCTAACGTAATCGCAAGCGCATCCATAATCTCGCGCTTTTGGTCATCACTCATCTGCATCTTTCTTACCTTTCTTTTCCTTTCCTTTGACATAAGCATCGGCACCAAAAAATGCAGATACAACTAGACCGACGCTCATGAAATAAACGCCAGACATATCGCCGATGATCTTGGATTCATTGTCGAATCCGAGTGCGCCACTGGCGAACACGAACAGCGGGTATCCAAGCATGCCGAACAACGCAAACCAGACCATCTTACGCTGTTGGTCCCGCTTTGCGTCCTCGTCCTCCATCTCTCTGCGCTTGGCTTCGAGGTAGATTTCCATTTCCTGCTTGCTGATGCTTCCATCACCATTGAGGTCAGCCTTTTCAAAATCAGTCATGTCAATTTCCTGACAGTGGATTGTCCAACGCCTTCTGAAGTTTGTCTTCAAGTTCGGCTTTGGTGTCTTCAACCTTAGCCTCGAACTTGTCCATTTTATCCTCGAATCTAACGATCTTGTCGTTGACGCGCTTCTCAATATCGTAGGTTAGCTGCTTGGCATCCCTGAGATTCTGCTCGATGGACTCCAACAGGCGTTCCTGTGTTTCGATCTTGCTACTGGTCTGCTCCATCTGTGCGGCATAGGCTCCTAGATCAAGACTGGCGATCTCCTCAACCTTTTGGTACATGGTAAAGCCACCGTACAGCGCACCCAGCACAGAGCCAATCCCGGCAATCGCCATGCCGATGGTAGTCGGAGTCATGCGTAGACCAAAGACTGTGAACGCCTTGTCCTTCAGCCCTTCGATCTCGTCTAGCTTGTCGCCTAAGTCAGCCATCAAACCCACCTAACTTCCGCAGATTCTCAAGTTCCTGTTGCAGCTTCATCACCTCTAGTCGTCTGGCTTGGAGTTCCAGTTGGTAAAGCGTATTGCAGTTGATTCGTTCTCTTGGGGCATCCAGCGGTATTACGATTCTTGCATATAGGCCGATGTCCTTGGTCTGCGGATTGTTCGGATCTTCACTGCCAAATGGGGTGACGGCATTGTTTACAATTCCTGTTGCACCAATCTCAAAGTTGCTGGCTCCGCCAATGGCGTTCTTGCAGTCCAAATCTCCTGCCCTGAATGAGTCCGTACCGTAGCTGCTACCAGCATTGGGCAGTTGCAGGTTGAGCGAGGAGGAATCTGCCAT